CTTTGACATGATTGACCATGTCTTTTAGTTTGTCGAAAGTGTCGACTAATACATAACTTTTTTCTTGCATATTCAAATATACACTATTTAGGGAATCTAGAAAAATGTAAGATTAAAGTACTAACTCGTTCTCTATCAACGACTTGGCCGTAGCGTAATCTACTTGGTACTCTTTTCGTCTTGCGCGTACCTCTTTGATAATGTCCAATTCGGTGCAGTATACCACGAAGTTTCTTACTTCGCTTTGGATACAATTAACTTTTTGGTTCTTTACCAACGATAGCATCTTATTAAAAGACAGCACCGGATCTCCAGGTCGCTTCTTTCCGTTTTGGTAGTATAGTTTTAAAAGCGTAAGATTAAGCTCTGCCTGTTTGTACTTGGGCGTTGACAGGAGCTTTTTGGTCTCGTCGTACGATCCTAATGTATATACAGCGTTAAATGCCACACCAAGAGCGATGATAAACTCCAAGAAAAATGTCATGAATACGAATGCAGTATCGTTTTCTTTGTTCTTTGCTAAAACTGTTTCTGATCTGCCCACAGTTTTATTTTCGGCTTCTTTGACCTTTGTGTCTTTATTAACTTGTAGTGCTGCGACTATTGAATCTCTATATTTTCTATCGGCTTTAGATCGGCCTGGTTGTGATCTGTAGTATGTGATTTCTTTGTCGTAGTACTTTGAGATTGAATCCGACTTGATTTGAATATTATTGTCTATGGCTGTTTCTATCGTAGCGGAAGAGTCGACCAATCTGTGAGCTCCGTTTAAAGAGAGGTAAAAAGATCCTGCTATTAGGAAAGCTACACACAAAGATCCGACTATTCCGTTCCAAGTAAAAAACTTTCTAATCTGGATAAAATATACGCTTAGCTGTTCTATTGCAAATCTTTTGGTTAATTCGTATCCAGCCAAAAACAATCCAATGAATACCGAAAGGAATTCTGTTTGATACGGAAACATGTGAGGTAATGTGTCTACGATATTCTTAATAAAGAAGTAACCGAAGTACACCAAAAAAATATTGCCCAAGAAAGAGAAGTAATACAACACTCTGTCTAACGCAAAAAAATTCTTCTCAAGCTTAAGTACTTCTAATCTAACCTTGAGTTTTTGAAACTTGTCTAATTTCATAACTACTTTTTTATTTTCTTGTAGGGAAAAAGCTTATTTAGCGTGCTTTGTCTTCTTGTGCATCCGCAATCTTCGTAACCTAAAGCGTTTGCAATACGTTCAGCCAATTTGTCGAGTCCAACAAAATGGGTAAATTTCGCTATAGTATCGCCTAATCCACTACTTTTATTTTCTATTTTCATTTCTGTCTACTTTTCTTTCGACTTCTTCTATCTTAGCGCCAGTCGCCATTGCCAGCACTCTTATTTGATCGAAGACTTCTTCTAATACATATTTCAATGCGTGGATCTTTCTCCACTGTAAAATTTGCATAACTGATAGTACTACTATAATTAACACATAAACCCTATCCTCAGTGACTTCAATAATCATCTTGTATTTTTAACTAATTTAATAAATTATTCGGAATCTTTATCTTTTATTTTCTTGGTACCCATCGTGTGCTTTGGATCGTAAGGACAATGTCTGCAGTAGTTACCACAGCACTGACCTCGCTGCAAATGGAAAAGAGCCGTAAAAACGACTCTTTCTCCTTCTACGTAGTAGTGAATATTTTCTACCATTCCGTCTTTATACGATTTCGCATGCTCCGCCTGCACAAGCTAGTTCTCCTTTTTGATCCGTATTGTCGTTCAACTCTACGACTTTAGTAAGATCGATTTCGTGAAGATTTTTAATTATATCGTTGAATTGCTCTTCTGTGATTGTTTCGAAAGGCGCTTGAACGTAACTACCATTATCGTAAGGCAAACATGATAACGCTGTGTAGTTATTTCTGTTGTTCCATGCCCACTCGGTTACCTCTGGCCACTCTTCGTCTCTTAAACTAATTGTTACTGAAACGTTGTGCGTATTTCTACCGCCTCTGTGACCAGGCTTGATCCACTCTTTGTGTATCTTTTCTAGTCTGTGTAAAAGATCTAATGCTTTTTCGTCTCTAGTAATTGCTCCTTCTGGTGCCTTTTGAGGAATGGTTACTATCGCTTGAGTTTGTGGTTTAAAGTACTCGTCTTCTATTAGCTCTGGATGATGAAGCGCCAAGTGAGTGTATAAAGATTCGTTCTTTCCCAATCTCATTCTTCTGTAATAGAATTTATCGTGCCATGCGTGTACTCCTGAAGAGGTTCCCAATACCATTGAAGTTGTGCCTGACGGTTTAACTGTTGTACATCTTGCAGATTTATTTATTCCGATTAGTTTTGCTACTCTTTCGTTTTCTTCTTTTACTATTAAGGCCGCTTCTTTCATGTTTAATTTAAGAACTGCGCCTGAAGCAATACCTGTCATACCGATTCCGATCAACGCATCTTTCTCTGTTGTTCTCTTCCAAATATCTCTTAAATAATGGAAGTCGGTGTAAGAGGCTTGTAGCGTTCCGATGAATGCGGCTTGCTTAACTCTTTCGTTGTAGTCTTCTTGTGATTCCAAGTTAGACACATTCACTTCGCACAAATTACAGAATTGAAAAGATCTCAACGCAATCTCAGCACATGGATTAGTTCCCCAATCTTTATCGTTTGTTAAGAAAAATCCAGGTTCTCCAGCTTTTGATAATTCAATTTTCTTGAACAGATCAAAGAATTCCTCTTTTTGAATTCTGTCTCTTAATAAGACCGCAGAGTTGTTTGCTCTACCGCGTTGTGGATTTGCTTCCCACCAAGAACCGAATTTAGAAGTTAACATGTCTTCGTCGTCGAAACTGAATAAGCTAATTAAAGCAGCTCTACGAATACCACCTGATAATACTGCGTCTGCAATATAGCAGATCATATCGTGACACTCTAATGGAGATAATCTGTCTCCGCTTTCTTTACGATCCAAAATCTTTTGAATTTGGAACAAACACTCTTTTAATGGCTCTGGTCCTGGCGCTTTACCGCCTGCAGTAATTAACATTGCGCCTTTTGGTCTAACGTCTCTAAAATCGAATTTAGGTCTTGGTCCACCAACTAAGTAAGACTTCATTAAAATCTTTACTGCGTCTGCCCAACCTTCTATAGAATCTCCAACTAAGAATCGCTTCTCTTTTGTTGGCTTTGTAATTTCTGGTAACTCGTCAATGTGATGCTTTTGCACAGAGTATCCAACACCGCAACCACCTAACAAAAGGAACATTACTTCACTGAACACCCTCCAATCGTTAACAGGAGCAAAAGAGCAGTTAAATATACGAGCATTATTAATTTCAATGGGCTTACCTGCAAACTGCATCGAACGCATCGAAGGAAGAATTTTTTTATCATATACTAGTTTATAAGCTTCTTCAATTTCTTTAGACAATAACGGAAACTTCTTCTGATGCATTTGTTTGTTTCTTGTTACTATCTCGTTCCACGTTTCTCTTCTCTGTAACTCGGGTAAATACTTGGCGTACTTGTTATACACCGTAATGTCAGATAGAATCTCCTGCGTAATGTCCATTTATTTTGTTTTTTTATTATTTTTTTAAATAGCCCAGCCCGTGAGCGTAGCTGTATACCCCTATTATGGTTCGAAACCTTTAATAAATTAGTGAGAATGTAAAAAGACTAAACTATCTAGTTCCAGGTACTGTTGTGTTACCTTGAGTTTGATCAGCAGGCTGAGTTTGCGTCTTACCAATTTTTCTGATTTTTTCAGTAGTAAGTTTATCGTACTGTTGGTCTCCTGTTGAATTCAATTGTGCAATTGAATCATTATACTTTGAAGGAGTTGCGTTAGCGCGAAAGTTATCGCCCTTTGGTGATTTTTTAAATAAGCTGATCAAAAAGTTCATAGAATGCGTTTTGTACTAATAAATATAGCCTTTTTACGATAAATCTAAAGATTCATCTCAAAGAATTTTTTGGACAAATAGTTTTTCTCGTCGGCGCTAAAACTGCCACTATTTCCATTACCGTTTGGCTTGCCGGTGTCGAATGTCAAATTGTCCTCGTCCATCTCGTCCTTACTAATTTCTATTCTGCCGCAATTTGTGTTGACCTTTGCGGCGTAGGTCATGCCGTCTGCACCGTACCTATTTTTCATTACGTGCATTCTTCCGGTGCCATTTACCTTGTCCTGTCTCTTTCTTGATAACGACATCGCAAAGTCAGCAATCATCATTTTATTGTAAGATCCTGCGGCCTTGTCACCCTCAATTACATCGTCTTTTGCTCCCATTCTATTTACTTGGGATACTGTCCAAACTGGTACTTTGATTTCTCTTGCCATACCTTTGACCGCAGTGTATACATCGTCTATCGCGTCCTTTGGGTCTATAGATCTTGTTTTGCTCTTTAACAGGTCAACGTAATCTATAATGACTAAATCTGGAGGATGCCCTAAATCTCTACACTTTTGAATGTGATTCTCTATAGTGTTAGGAGTAGTTTTACCCATTGGAAATTCTTTGATAATCAACTTGCCTTTTAGCTTGTCAATTTCTTGTTGAACTTTGTCTCTGTTCAAGTGAATCTGTTGAACGTCTATGCCAGTAAACAGCGCATCGTATCTTTTACCAATGTAGTCTTCGGATAATTCCAATGTGTAATGGTTTACCGTAAAACCCATTTGCACTGCTATGGCGCCTAGGTTTACCAACAACCAAGATTTACCACCGCCTGGATTTCCAAATATAATTCCTAGATCTCCTACACCCAAACCTCCCATAAGCAATTCGTTTAGATTTGCCCATGGAGTTGCAATGGGAGAACGCTGTTCCATTCTATAACGAGTTTCCATGTCCTTCTCGTATTCGTGTCCTATTCTTTTGTCTTGTCCTGCTTTTAACGCTGTATCGATCATTGATCTAATCTGATCAAATTCGCCCTTTTCCAAAAGACTAACAGAATTCATAATCGCGTTCTTCATCTGCTGATTCTTACAGAAGTTAGAAAATTCGCTCTCTACGTATTCTCTATCTTCGTCTGTAGCTTTTAATGAATCCTTTAGTTGTTCTACTACGCTCACCTTTAACACGTCGTTGTCGATCTTCTTAACTTCGACCTGTAAAGATTCCATAGAAGGCGTTGTGTGATACTTGTAATAGTACCTTAATATCTCTTGTACAATCCACTTGTGCGCTGGATTATCGAACATCTCTACGTCCAAAATGTCGTTTATGTTTTGTAAGAATTCTTTATCTTTTAATAAGCTAGATAAAACCTTAATTTGAAAACCTACTCCGTACTGTTGTAACTGATTTAAAACTGCCATAACTTATTTATATTTTGATAACTGGTGAAAATGATTGTGTAACCACGACTGGAGATTTGCTATCGAATTTCCTAGGTCGTCTTCGTGATAAATTTCCATAAATTCCTTTGATCTATAAGTCTTGTTAGGACTCGCCAACATTTCTTGTATTTCTACAATGGAATCTTCTGGTATGTTGGGATTTGTTAGATCCATTAACTTTTCGTTTATCTTTAACTGATGCTCGAAATTTCTAATACTCATGAATGCTTTTCCGTCTCCGTCTTTTGCTTTTTGTATAACTTCTGTTAAAGTCATTTTATTGTAGCTAGATAATTCTGGATAAAGTTTTGTTATCGTCTTTGGTCCGATGCCTTTAATTCCAGGAACGTTATCTCCAGAATCTCCGGTTAAAACTTTATAATTCAAAAAGTTTTCGCTGCTAACTCCGTATTGGTCTAAGACTTTTTTAGGAGTGTAGAAGATTTTTTTCGTAGGAGAATATACAGTTATCCTTTCAGATACGAGCTGTAAATAATCTCGGTCTGAAGACATTATTGTGAAGTCAGTGTCCATCTGTTGAGTAATGTAACCGATAACATCGTCAGCTTCTATTTTATCTATTGAAATTAAATCTACCGGCAAGCACTTCAAATAATCTATTAATCTAACTAACTGATTTGTGATTGCTTCTGATTCTTGCTCTTGATTCTCAAAAGCGTCCCAGTTAGTGACCCTGCGTATGCCTCTATTAGCTTTGTACTCTGGATAGATATAACGTTTATTCGTTGATGAGCCCTTGCCATCGAACGCCAGAATCACTCTGGTAGGTCGAATCAAGTTGATGGCAAAACCAAGCGACCTTAGGTAACCTGTTAATCCACCAACGTGATTCAAACTTTTATTAAAATGCTGTATAACCGTAAACGCTCTTAGGAAAGTATTCAGTGAATCGATAATTAAAATTCTATCGTTTACCTTTAGATCTTCTTTTGTCTCTTCTACTACTGCTTCCTTTCCAAGCGAATCGAATATCTTTTGGTAATCTTTATTCATGTTCTGAACTATCAAATAAATCTTTAGTGTCTTCGTCAGCCTCTTCAATTACATCGAAATCTTTTGAACCCAATGTTTTTAGCCACTGATGAGAATATTGTTTCTTGTAATTGTCCAATGCTTTCTTATCGTCGTCAATAAATCCGTGTACTGTCATAATAACCTTGTTCAAAGCAGTAACTCCAGTGACGTGATTCTTATCGCAAGAGATTTTTGTTCTCTTTGCAAACTCAACCTCTTTACCGTTCTTGGTAGCTTTGATCTTGTTTGTACCTGCATTAGTAACGTTTCCGAAAGTGATAATAAGAGAAGCGTCAAAGAACATTGTGTCTCCACCTTTATTCTTCATCTTTGGTTGACTCATAATAGTTTCAGGCTTTGCGACCCAAACTTTATTGATTGCAACGAATGAGTTTGTATAAGGCTGACTCTCTTTTCTTGATAACGCAATCTTCTGATTAACGAACTGTCCGAACTGTTGTGACATAGCACCCGCGTTCCACTCGTTATTGTTCTTGTTTGACTCAATCGATAGTCGGCATGGGACGGAGCCCACAGAGTCCCAAAAGAAACAGATATCGTAAGGCAAGTTTCCAGCCTTCTGCTCGTCCAAAATATCCAAGATAAATGCTGATACGTCTTCGATACAATTCATCTTTTCTCTATCAACGAACAAGAAAAAGCCTTTGTAATCGGATACTACGCCGTCTTCGTCAGCAACCTCTTCAAATTGCAATCCCATTTCTTTAGCGTGTTCCCAACTCCATTTCATCTCGGTAATAATGAAGACAGGTAGAATGCCCATTTTTTGAGCGTTAACTGCTGCTTCCAATAAAGCGGTTGTTTTACCTGTATCGGAGTGACCTCTCAATAAAGTAATGTGACCCTTTGGAATACCAGGAATTTGTAATGCGTCTTGAAACGATTTCGATAAAGGAATCCACGTTTGATCTTTGAATTTTATAGACGTAGAAGATAAATTCTTTGACTTCTTAAAGTTGTCCAAGTTGAATTCTGTCTTGATAGCTTTTGATATGGAGCTATTTAACCCTTCTTTAGCCTTTGCCATTAGTGCGGTTTAAAAAGCCCTCGTTTTTAGGTGAGGGCTTATATGAATTTAGAAGTTAAAAAGGTCATCGATTTTGCTATCGATCTCTGTCTTACTTGTGTTCAAAGTAAAAGCTGCTTTTGGCGCTTCTTCTTTTGATTCCCAAGGTAAATCTCCTACTTGCGCAGTTTTTTCAACTACTACGTCTGCGTTTTGCTTGATCTCTTCTTCAGGGTTCAAATGAGCGCCTAAAGCAGATTTCATGTCTTCGTAAGACCAACGCTTAAATAGAGTGTTAGGCTCTGGTTGAGTTGTTAACCATAGTTTTACTTTGTCTGCATCTTCTGATAACGCAGTAACTTTTGTTCTAACTCTTACTGTACTAGTGTTGTACATTAATCCAGTGGTTTCTTTACCTGCTGTGTCGACTGTAATGTCGTGACCTTGAATAGGATCTGTAAAATCTCCTACGTCTTCGTCTTCTAAGATTGCCAACAAATCCATGTAGACTTGCTTGCCGAATTCCCATAGTCTTACGCCTTTCTCTTCTTCGCCTCTTACGATGACTGGAACGAATACGCGTAATTTTGGTTCGAACTTCTTAGCTGACTGCCAATCGTCGCTCTTTCTTAAACCTTGAGCGAATTCAACGATTGGATCTTTTTCGCCGAAAGAAGTCGGAGAAATCATCGTCTTGTTGTTGATGCCGTAGTGGAAAAATAATTCCTTGAATGGGTTCGATTTGTCGTACGCGGATGGTACAATACGAACTAAGTGTTTACCTACAGTAGGTTTCCAGACTGTTAAACTGAAATCCTTTTTCTGTCCGCCTCTTGGATTTTGTAGGGAAGCGAGCCTAGACTTTAATTGAGAAATGTCCATAACTGTTGTTTAATAATTTATTATATAGCTAATATACTAAAAATAATCGAAAGAAAAAAATTTATTTTTCAGTGAAAGTTATACAGCAACTATCTTGTGGATGGCGGTATTCAACTTTCTTAACTCTTCGCCTTGGGTCAATAGTATTGAGTTTCTGTAGTCAGGCCAGTTCACCATGAACGAATTGTCCAGGACGCCGTTGTTCAGACTCTTAATCAAAGTATTGAGTGCGTTAATTGTATATAGAGTGTTTGAGTCCTTCTTTCTGTGCAAAAGGATTGTATTGGGAAGTATCTTTGTATTCGGCCCTTCTATCTCGATGTTGTATGTACACATGTACTCATCCGATTCAGGGGAAGACAAAACAAATATCTTATTGTATAGGATCTTGTATTCTTTATTGATTTCTTGCAACCTTTCGTCTAATAACTCTTTTTTAGCGAATGTGCAAAATAGCTTGTTCATAAGCGATTCTGGTGTTAATTCTATTGTGTTTGTTTCTGTCATAACCTTGTTTAATAAATATTTGTAATTAGTTTAGAATGCATAGCTTGTTCCATGTTTGTGTTTTACCTTCATTTCGCCTGTTTCCAATACGGTTTTAATCTCCTCTAGTGTCTTTTTGCCGTCCTTTTTGCTGAAATCAAATAGAAACGAGTCGTATGTGATCAGAATAAGTTTTGTTTTGGCTGCCGTATTTTTAAGGTAATTCTGAATCTCCTGTATCTTATAAATATTTTCCTTAGTCTCTAGGTTCTGCACCACGTAGTTAAATAGCTTGTACTTGGTCATTGAAACATCAGGTCTTATAACTCTGCCGGTGTGTAGCTTATAGCCTTTTTGACTTTTATAGGCCTTCCATACCTCTTCAGCAAACTCTTCCATTTTTGCAAAGAAGGGAATTTTCTTGTACTTCTTATCAACTCCACCATAAAGCTGTCTGAACGTGATGGTTTTGGACTCTTTGTACTCTTCTTCGGTCAACTCTTCCTTTTCGAAATACTGCTTTCCCAAATAAATGTGAAAAGAATCTTTTGGACACTCGAAGTCTATAAGTCTTGCTATAAGTCGTAAGTGATAAGCGTCGAAGTCAAACTCTACAAGAAAATCGTTAGAAGGTAAAAAGCAGCTTCTAAAGTCGTTCTCTTTTGGAATGGCAAGAAAGTTAATGCCATTGAAAGAATTTGTCGGTCTTCCAGTTAAATTGTAAAGATTATAACAAGAGTACATCTTATCCGATTGTATGGAGTAGCTCTGATCGTGAATCTGGTACTTATCTGTCAAGCACTTAACGTCTACCTTTATTGGATTCTCCTCGACTGATTTGTATGTGCTAACGAAGTCCTCTTGAGTCTGTAAATCTGTTTCTAATCCAAAGTAACCTTTAACGTAATCGTACAAACATTGGCACCTTTCGTAGTGCTTCGATATAGGTATTAATTCGTTTGTGATGGGAAGCTGCCCATAACGTGAGTAAAAATCGTGGTGTAAATTGGTATCACAATCGAACTGGTTAAATTCGTTGGTTTGATCTAGATTAACGAAGTGTAGATCTATAGCGTTAGGTAAATCTAAGAAGTAAGAGTGAAACTTCTTGTCTAATAGGTATACTTTTTTGTGTAGCTTTAAAAACTCTTGAACCATTTTAAAATCCAAGTAAAAGCTTTCTGAATGTTTGAAAGGAAATATATAGCCCTTTTCTCCATCGTGGTAGTACAGCAAACTTGGATACGTCAACTTTGGATGAACTCTATCGTTGCCCGGTATAAGCTGTACGAAACACTCGTCTTTAATATCAAGGTTGCCGAATTGCGACAAACTTTCTACAATGAAATACATAACCTTTTAATTTGAACTAAATATAACCAATCCAATCGATTGTATTAAATTAATCTACGAAGTGGGTCTTGCAAATTTAGCGTACTCACCACCTATGAACTCTACCAATCCTATGAACTTAACATTAGCCGCTTCTATTAATCTTTTGTTTGTATCTATAATTCCCTCTCGTATATCGTACTGGGAATATCTTTTTGTGTTTAAATTTCCGGTTAACTTCCAAAATATGTCTTCCACCAAATAGAAAGACACATCGTAAGAAACAGTTCCATTCACAAAGTCATCGTATTCTTGAGGAGATATTTCTGTAACGAATCCTTTACTGTTTATCTTTTTAATGAAGTATCTTATAATATAACCTTTATCGTAATCAGATTGTGTAGGTTTTGGAAAATAAGAAAGTGGTTCTTTTCCAGTGTGTTTAGTAAGATTAGTTTGTCTAGCCAATAAATCTTTTAATTCTGGAGATAGTATTTGTTCTGCTAAGTAAGTAGAATTTTTTGCGTAAGAAGCTATCGGTACTAACTCTTCGCTTGGTCCGACAATTGGATCTGCTCCGCTGTATACTTTGTTATCGTAAGTAGCATAGTAATCTCCTTTGTAAGGAATACCATTTAAAGCGTATTCATTTCCGGTAGTTTTTAAATTCGTCTTGACCTTGAATGATGGATAATATTTTATCATAGTAATTTACCTGTTGAATCTAAGTAAGTAGATAATACACCGTCTTTTAAAGCAATGTGTAAGTGAGTATCCCATGCATAATCTGGTCTTGGAGGCCGGCCTACGTAACCCAATAAATCTCCTTTTTTAACTGATTGACCATCTTTGGCTACAACGCTATCTAAGTGAGTATACCATGAATTTGTTTTAGAGCCATTCAATGTGAATCTATATCCCCAAATATATGGAACCACTTCGTAGAAGTTTATGCCTGATATAGTTCCATCAAATAATGCATATACTGGAGTATAAGCAGGTACAAATAGATCCCACGCATTTTCACTTTGCCATTGACCTTTTTGAGAAGCGTCTCTAGCTCCATGCGCTTTTTGAGATACGGAATCTCCAAAACTTTTACTAGTTCCAAAAAGATATGCAGATGTAGAAGTAGCATTATTCGTGGCGTTTCCAGTTCCTCTTGCAGATTTAGATCCTTTAGAACTAGAAGTACCAGTTCCTCCTATGATATCTATTGCGTCTCCTGCACCCGGTACCGCAACTCCACCTTTGTCTTGACTCTTATTGAGCTCTCCATTAAAATCAGATCTATTTTTTAAATAGATCATGCTACCTTTTATAGAAGTGGTCCATTGATTATTTTCTATAATATGGTTTATTCCAGTAGTTATAAATCCAACTTTGTGTAAAGCGTCTAGTTCCTGTTTTCCGTTCTTATCAACTTTTACAGCTCTTGCGCTATATGTGTAAGGAAGTAGCTGCTGTGGTATTGTGAATCCTTGAGTAATTCCAAATCCAGATATTCCGTCTGTAGAAAAATTAACAGATACTGGAATCATTGCTGCTGCGCGAGTAGGAAAACTTTCATTCTTATTAGTAGCCATTCTTTGAATAAAATAGTTAGTAGCGTGATTTACATTTTCGGTAGACGGTTTGTCTGTACCGTAAAACTGTTCTACGTTGCTATTGAATTTTATTGCAGATTCTTTTTCTGTATCGTTGTTTGCAGGAGTTTTTTCGTCAGTTAATCCAGTTCGGTTATTTATGTATCTATCGTAATAAAAATTATTTATAGCTCCTACAGGACTTGCGTCTACTGAATTTGAAGCTTGTTTTTTCTGATCAGCATTTGCAGATATGGCCAAAAGATTATTTACTCTTGTTGATAGATCAGTTTTTAATTCTAAAGTTTTTGCTATAGATGCGACGCCATACAAAGGTAAATCTGTAGTTCCTGTTTTACTAATTAAAGTTTCGTTAGTCTTACCTGGCACCAATTGATCGTCTACTACTTGTAAAGTGTTTGCTGAATCGTCGTAATACAATCTAAATGCATTAAAACTACCTAAAGTTTTATTCATATCGCTTAATATTTGATCTATTAAAGCTTTTAAATATAAACTATTAGAAGCGTCTTGAGAAAGATACTGTTTTATTATACCAAATAAATAATCAATACTTACCAATACATTCATAACTTTACCTCTATGCGCATCTGTTGAATCTCCACTGTTTGTAAATTTAAACTTAGGAATTTTATTCAAGAAAATGTCTTTAGAAGAAGCTGGATTAAATAGCTTGGTTACCGCTTTATTTTCTT